GACGCATTGCGCGAGGCATTGCTAGCGGTAAAAGCCCAGCAAAATCAAGCACTTACGATAGATGGAACGGCAGAGGAACAGAGCGACTGACGTCCGTTCTGGTTGTATTCACGTTGTGTTTCACGTGAAACATCCGGGGCGTTGCTGGTCTGTTCATGGTTTGTTCCGGGCGTCGGCGCTATGTGCTTGATTTGTTTATGGTTTGTTCTAAAAAGACGGTACTTAAGAGTTCCCGCCAACCAACCGGGGGGAGGCCCCGCCTATAAGAAGGCCCCGTCGTCGTCGGAGTCCCACCCCCTCTCTTTTGCCGCCCAAAAAACCCAATCTGGGTCCCATACGCATACCTCCTTAACAAAAATGCCAAACGCTGTATATGCCGATACCCGGATTTTGGATTGAGCCATGCGTTTATGGAATAACGGGTCCCTTTTGGGTCCCTTTTGGGTCCCTTTTGACAAGATAAGATTTACATGTAAGGTATGGGTCCCCCCGGTTGGCATGGTGGAGGTTGGACATGAGCGTGTGCAAGAAGTGTGGTGGGGTGGTTACGGAGACGTCTGGTGGGCGGCTGTATTGTCGGCGGTGTGGTCCTCAATCTGGGCCGCGCCAGTGTGAGGGTGGCTGTGCGAAGGTGGATGTCTGGACAGTAGTCCAGCTACGGAGGTGGGTATGAGCCAGAATGTATCGAGTGCGGTTATGCAGCAGCGGACGGAGCCGAAGGATTCGCTGGATGATTTCCCGACGCCGCCGTGGGCTACGCGGGCGTTGTGTGAGTTCTTGATATTCAATGGGCTGATTGAGGAAGGCGAGGTTGTAGAGGAGCCAGCCTGTAACCGGGGCCACATGGTCAAGGCGTTAAGGGAGTATTTCTGCGTTATCCCTTCGGACATCCATGATTACGGCTGCGGGTTTGATGTGCGGGATTATCTGACCTCTGTCAGGATTTTGGTGCCGTGGACTATAACCAATCCGCCCTTCCGGCTGGCAAAAGAGTTTTTTAAAAAAGCCCGGAAAAGATCAATGAAGGGGGTGGCGTTCTTTGTGAGGACGGCATTCTTGGAATCGGTAGGCCGGTATAACGGGATCTTTGCCAATGATCGGCCATCCCACATCCTGCAATTTTCAGAGCGGGTGGTAATTCACAAAGGCAAACTGGCCCCCAAGGGCAGTACCGCAACGGCATATTGCTGGGTAATCTGGACGGGAAAACCAAGATATACACTATTCCACTGGATACCCCCCTGCCGTAAGTCTTTGGAACGTCCCGAAGATTATTTGGATGTCTGGACAGTAGTCCAGCCCGCGTAAATAGCCCCGACGTATTTACGCGCCTGCGTAAATAGACCCGACGCATTTACGCTTATTCAAAAACTACCCCCCAAACTGAGGGGTAGTTTTCTGGGGAAGGTGGAGCAATGACAGCTTACATTTTGATTGTGGTTATAACTTCGGTGTCGAGTATGCCGGTGTCTCTGGAGTTCCGCAGCGAGAAGGCATGCCGGGGTGCCTATGAGGCGCTTTTGAGGGAAAGGCCGCGAGGGACGTTCCTGTGGGGTGTTTGCGTGCCAAAAGGGTAGCGGGGCAACTGTCCATGCCATTTGTGGTAGGATGAGGGTATTGAGGGGGAATGGCATGAAGGACGAACTTATTGGCAGCGGGTGGCACCACACGTATGGCTGGCTGCGCCGTCCAGAAATGGACTGCGAGTATGGCTATTGTTACGAAGAGCCTGACGGGGATCTGGTCTTTACTGATGATGCCCGTCATGTTCGTTACGCTTTTCTTAACTGTTGGAGAGACAAGTCCACGGGCGAGTGCTATCTTGCATTCAGCAAGGTTCCAACCCCGCCCCCAAGGTTAAGATGGCTACGTTTGTAGAACATGACGGTCAGAAGATTGACGTTGAAAAACAGCTTCTGGAAATAGATCGAGCGGATTGTGAAGATAGCCTTTACTTGTTTTTGAAGAACTCTTGGAAATACATAGACTCCAGTCCTTTCACGGATGGATGGCCGATAGAAGCCATCGCAGAACACCTCCAAGCTGTTGTTGATGGTGACATTCGTAAACTTCTTATTAACATTCCTCCTCGTATGGGAAAGTCCAGTATTACGTCTGTTGCGTTTCCGGCGTGGGTATGGGCGCAGCCTTGGGCCTCTCCGGTGTCAGGTCCCGGCGTACAGTTGCTGCATGCTTCGTATGCCCACAGCCTTGCCCTGCGTGACAGTGTCAAATGCCGCCGGTTGATTGAAAGTCCGTGGTATCAGGAGCGGTGGGGCGGAAGGTTCAGCCTTTCCGGTGACCAGAACACGAAGGGGCGCTTTGCCAATAATGTGAATGGCGAGCGGCTGATTACTGCGGTCGAGGCCCGCGTGACCGGTGAGGGCGGCGATATTATCGTGATCGACGATCCGAACGCCGCGAACGAAGCCTTCAGTGAGGCCAGCATCTACACCACCACCGAATGGTGGGATGGCACGATGTCTACCCGCCTGAACGACCCCAAGACCGGCGCGTTCATTGTTATTCAGCAGCGGCTCAGTGAGCAGGACCTGACCGGCTATATCCTGTCCAAGGAGGATAATGACTGGGTCCACCTCTGTCTGCCCATGCGATACGAGTGGCAACGACACACTGTCACAGTCCTTGGCTGGGAAGATCCGCGTGGCGTTGACGATGAGGGAAATTCCCTCGTTGTTGTCGATGAGGACGGGGAGCGTACTGCCAGAGACCCGGAAGCAGCCGGTGAACTTGTGCGCCGGGAAGGCATGCTGCTCTGGCCGGAACGTATTTCTGAAAAGGAAGTGGTGGCCCTTGAGAAGGATCTTGGCCCCTACAAGGCCGCAGGGCAGCTTCAGCAGCGCCCGGCACCCAAAGGCGGCGGAATTATCAAGGATGAATGGTGGCAATTGTGGCCGGAAGGCCATTTCCCCAATATGTCATACGTAATAGCATCACTCGACACCGCCTACACCACAAAAACAGAAAACGACCCCTCTGCTTTGACCGTCTGGGGCGTTTTTACCGGCGATTCAGCAAAATATACCGCCAACTTCTCTGGCAGGGATGGCCGGTTAATCTCAAAACAGGATGAGGCAGACTGGTTTGATGACGGAATCCGCATCAAAACCATGCAGGAATTGTCAGGCGAGAGCTTCCCCAAGGTCATGATGATGCACGCTTGGCAGGAACGGCTCGAATTACACCAATTAACGCAAAAAGTTGCCAAAACATGCCGCGATTTGAACGTCGATCTGCTCTTGGTTGAGAATAAAGCCGCCGGTTTTTCCGTCGCACAGGAATTAAAGCGCCTTTTTTGGCGCGAAAACTTCATGGTGCAGCTCGTAGACCCCAAAGGTCAGGACAAAATAGCAAGGCTGCACTCCGTTGTGCCAATTTTTGCGGAAAATATGGTATACGCACCCAATCGTAAGTGGGCCGAAATGGTTATTCGCCAAGTTAACGAATTTCCAAAAGGCAAACATGACGATTTGGTCGATACAGTCTCGATGGCAATCAAACATTTACGTGAAATTGGTGTGCTGACGAGAAGTGTCGAATGGGCTGCGGAGGCGGAATACGGTTTGCGCCACCGTGGGAATGAAATCGCACCGTTGTATGAAGTTTGAAATGGTAAAAGCGCGGGCTGTTATTGACGTTGTTAAGGCACCGTTGCCCAACGGAGTCGGTCTTGGCACGTTTAAGGTTGAGGTTTGGGGCGAAGAGCCGTTTGACTTCGTGCGGGTGTATGAAATTCAGGCTCGTTCTGATACAATGGCAGCTCAAGAAGGCATTTTTCGCTTTGTGACCGAAATGGAAGAACGCCAAGCCAAGGAAAATTGAGATGCCGTTGACGCCCGGCCTTGTCCCCAATATCCGGCAGGTTTACCCGGAACCGGAACCGGCAGAAACCGAGCCGCTCGACATTATCGTCGAAATGGATGATGGCACGGACAAGCCGGAGTTTGATGATAACGGCAATATTCTCAAGATTGAACACGCTGATGGCTCTATCACCGTGTCTCTTGATGGCAAGCCCATCCAGAAGGCCAAGCGGCGCGATGGTGGTGGCTGGTTTGACAACCTTGTTGATGATGTTGACGAAGGGTCGCTGCATCAGATTGCTGACGATCTTCTGCGCGGTATTGCAGATGACATCGAGAGCCGCCGCGAATGGATTGAAGACCGGGCGCAAGGTATCAAACTGCTTGGTTTGAAAATAGAGATCCCCGGCCTGCAAGGCGCATCAGACGGTGCCCCCATTGAAGGTATGAGCCGTGTTCGTCATCCGCTTCTTCTTGAAGCGGTTTTGCGTTTTCAGGCCAACGCTCGCAGCGAACTTCTGCCGACAGACGGTCCAGTCAAAATCCGCAACGATGACAATGACTCTGATTTGAAAGAAGATCAGCTTGCGGATGCCCTTGAGAGGGACCTCAATCATTATCTGACCAGCACAGCCGCCGAATACTATCCAGACACAGACCGAATGCTTTTAACGCTTGGTTTTGGTGGCACGGCATTCAAGAAAGTTTATTTTTGCCCGCTTCGCAACCGGCCTGTCAGCGAAACAGTCGATGCAAATGATCTGATCGTAAACAACTCAGCGACAGATCTTCGTAATGCAAGGCGCATTACACATCGAACATATATGAAGCCATCAACCGTTAAACGGTTGCAAATTCTTGGTGTGTATCGTGACATTGATTTGTCTGATCCCAAGATGAAGGATCTTGATAGCGTTCAGCGCGCAGAGAGAGAGCAGCAAGGCATTAGTGAAACGTCTGTTCGACCAGAAGATCGCGACAGAGAAATCTATGAATGTTATTGCGAACTCGATCTTCCGGGCTTTGAACATAAGTACAAAGGCGAAGAGACGGGTTTGGAAATCCCATATCGCGTTACGATTGATGTTTCGTCGCGAAATGTCCTGTCGATTGTCCGTAATTTTGATGAAGATCAGTCGGATCTCCCGGAAGCTCGACAGAACTTTGTGAAATATACGTTTGTCCCGGGGTTTGGTTTCTACGACATCGGGCTTCTGCACATTCTTGGCAACACGACGAATGCCATCACGGCAGCGTGGCGTGAGCTGTTGGATTCGGGAATGTACAGCAACTTCCCCGGCTTCCTGATGGCTGACACGGGAGCGCGTCAAAATACAAATATATTCCGCGTCCCTCCCGGCGGCGGCGCTCTTGTTAAAACTGGTGGCATGCCAATTACACAGGCCATCATGCCATTGCCATACAAAGAGCCATCTGGCGCTTTGATGAACCTCGTCGGTAATATGGCTGAAACCGGCATGAGGATTGGCGGCACCAGCGAACAACAGGTTGGCGAGGGCAAGGCTGATGCCCCTGTTGGCACCACGCTGGCAATGATTGAGCAGGCTACAAAAGTTTTGAACGCAGTTCACAAACGCCTGCATGCTGCTCAGACAGAAGAGTTTGGTCTTCTTGTGCGTTGTTTCAAGGAAAACCCTGAATCGTTTTGGCAGCGCAACCGGAAGCCCGCATTGCAGTGGGATCAGACACGGTTTCTCAGCGCCCTGAGTAATGTTGAATTTGTCCCGCAGGCAGATCCGAATACATCCAGCCACGCGCAGCGGCTTCTAAAGCTCATGGGCCTAAAGCAGCTTCAGGGCCTGAATCCGTCCATGTATGACCCGATTGCGATTGATACCGCTGTCTTGCAGGGCATGGGCTGGTCCAATCCATCGCAGTTCATGGTGCCGCCGTCCGCGCAGGGCAAGCCCCCGCCAGAGCTGGTTGAGAAGATGGCGAAGGCGCAGACTGACAAGACCAATGCGGACGCCCGTATGCTGGATTCGCAGACCCGTGCTGAAGAAGCCAAGTTCCGCATGGATCTGGATACCTCCAAGCATGAAATTAACAAAGCCAAGACTGCCAACGACATGCAGAACTATTCTCAGGAAGTAGAGAATCAGCGTCGTATGCAGATGTCCAATGAGCGCATTCAGTTGATTGATCTTGCACAGAGCCTTGTTCAACATCCGGAAGGCGCTGGTCTGGTTCAACCTCTGATAGAACCCGCTTTGCAAGAGCTTGAGGCTAACAAACCTGAAGGAATGCCGTGATGGCCGAAAGAAAGAAACTTACGCCAAAGACATTGCCGCGTTCTGCACCAGAAGATAACCCCGATTGGCAGCGCGGACAGGAGTGGGTGCAGACCAACATGGCTGCACAGGCGCTGAACACCTACCGCCAGTTCAAGGAAAAGACCGCCCAAGACGCTTATGATTATGTAATTTCGCAGGGAGGCACCCCCGAACAGGCTGCTATGGCAAGGACTGAAGTTGCTCGCGGCTTTGCCCGCAGTGAACTTGCAACGACAGCAATGACGCCCATCGGCCCGGCCCGGACTGCTGCCGCAATTGCTGCTCCAGCGCGTGAAGCCGGTCAGTTGGCGCTTACTGGCCCACGGCCCATGCTGGCTCTTCCCCCGCCAACTGTGCCGCGTGTAAGCCCCACGACAGGATCGGCTGCTGACATTGCCCGTAGCCGCGCTCCGCAGTCTTTAGATGAAATGCGCGCCGCTCTTGGACTGCCGCCATCAGAAACAGTCCGGACTATCGAGGCTATGCCAACGACAACCCGGCCCTCTGCTGGGTCCCCGGCAGACATCGCCCGCAATCGGCCTGTTCAATCTCTTGAAGAGCAACGCGCTGCTCTTGGACTGCCAACCGCAGAGCAAGCGCAAATTAATGAAGCTATCCGTATTGCTCGCGAGCGCGCTGCCATTGAAGCAATGCCGGTGAATGTTTCGCCTACTGTTGGGTCTGCTGCCCAGCGGGGCATGGAAGTTAATCGCGAATTTGCAAATATGACGAACGCCCAGCGCCGTGCGTCTGTTGGCCTGCCGCCGCAGACACAAGCGGAGCTAGAGGCGCTCGATCTGGCACGGATGGCTACGGAAGGCCCAATTCCAGAAAAGGTCTATCGTATGCCGGATGCAGTATCCGGCTATCGCAGGGCCGTAAATGATCGTTATGAACCAATGCCACGCAGGCCGGTTCAAGCGGAAGTTGTTACCATGCCAGAGAGTTTGGCAGGAACTACTGCGGAATCTCGTGCTTTGGCAACTCGCCCGGGGTTACCAACTACGGCTGGTGGGTCGCAAGAACTTGTCAGTTATGGCCCGTTTAATTCGACAATCAACGCACCCGGCGGTGGATCTCGTTTGCCCCTAATGGCTGGTCTTGGTGTCGCCGGAGGCTTGGGGGCGGGTGGCCTGTATCTGGCTACCCGTGATCGGGGTGCTGCTCCTGCTCCTGCCTCTGCCCCCACACCTGCTCCTGCCTCTGCGCCGCAACAGTGGCCTGTACAAGGGTCACCTATGCCTTCCGATTTGTCAATTACCGGGGAGGCCGGAGCATTTAATGCCCCGCGTTCTTTGCCAACTGATTTGTCGATTACGGGGGAGGCTGGTGCATTTAACGCCCCTCGCCCAGCAGCACAGCGTGAGGCTTCAAGGCCTTTGCCACCGCAAAGGCCGCAGCCTGCTGCCTCGCAACAGGGAACTGGCGTAAACAATCTTTTACGGTCAATTTTCTCTGGCGAAGATTATCAGTCTACCGGCCAGCGCACAGTTGAAAATGGAAAAATTAATTGGGGCAACCCTGATCTTGCTGCTGATTTTTTCCGTGCTGATCGCGCTCGCATGGCTATGGAAGAATCTAAAAAAGCTGAAGAAGGCCGTGCTTCCGGAGGCAGGGCAACTGGCAAGCCGGACGCTGTCCACAAGGCTTTAGAAATCATCCATCACCTGATCTCCAGCAGGTAATGCAATGAAAAAAACTGCCAACATTGCCAATACTCTTCGACTGGCCCGTGAAGTAACGTCCCGTAAGGTAAAGCCGCCTTCAAAGCGCAAGCATTTTGAGGATGGCGGCGGTGGTGGCGATGGCGGTGGTGGCGATGGCGGTGGCGGCGATGGCGGCGATGGCGGCTGGGGTGGCGATTGGGGTGGCGATTGGGGTGGCGACAGCGGCGTAGGTGATAGCGGCTCTGCTGGATCTAGCGGCGACAGCGGCGTAGGTGACAGCGGTTTTGGTGGCAGTGGTGTCGGCAGCGGTGGTTATGGCGGCGCTGATGGCAGCAGCGGCATTGGCAGCAGCAGTGGTGTCGGCAGCAGTGGCATTGGTAGCGGCACCGCCGATAGCAGTAGTGGTGTCGGCAGCAGTGAAGCAGAGGCAGCAGCAGCGGCGGCAGACGATAATGCAGCGTCGGCAGCAGCAGCAGCTTTTGCCGCAAGCCAAGAAGACATATCGCCTTCAATTTCTATTTCAGAAATTGAAAATATGGGACCTATTGACGTTCCCGACGTTCCTGATGTGCCAGAGATACCGAACATTTCTCAAGAAGATGAGGGCGTTTATGGAAAATACACGGGGCGCGCAGAAGAATACGCCGCTCCAAATGCTGCTCCGGGTCCTCAATCTGCGCTTTCACAAGCGCAGCAACAAGGCACTATTGGGTTTAATCAGGCAGAAACCGACGCGGCTCTTGCTGGTTATTATTCTGGCATGGCTGAAGCGTCCGGTATCGGTGGTCGAGGCAATACTGGAGCCGCAAGTGGATTTGGCATTTCCGGCGTAAGCGGCCCGGGATCTATGTCTTCTGTTGGGGCTTTAGGCGATACTGCTGCTGGGCAATTTGGACTTACGGGTGTCAGCGGTCGCGGCGAAGTCGGCGATCCCGGCCCAGATGCATCATGGGCTGGAGGGCTTCTTGGAATTTCAGGAGTTAGTGGCCCCGGGGTATCGGGAGGCCCGGGCTTATCAAATGAATCGAGTGGTTATAATGCAAGTGGATTTGGCATTTCCGGAGTAGCTGGCCCGGGAAGCATGTCTTCTGTTGGTGCTTTAGGAAATACTGCTGCTGGTCAATTCGGGCTTACAGGCGTGACGGGGCGCGGCGAAGTAGATGCCCCCGGCCCGGAAGATCCGGGATTACCTTCCACAACATATGCCCCATCTGTCACTACGGGTCCGGCTAATCTTGGACCAGACGCATATTCGTTTCAGCAGGCACCAGCCGCTCCAACTACACCAAGTGCGCCACCAGCAACTGTAGAGCCGGTTGTTCCGAATGTCCCGGATGTCCCAGAGCGTGACGTACTACCTGCGGCTCCGAGAGAGCTTACCGTCTCTGTGCCAACTAATCCGTCTTCGCCTGCCGTCGCGCCAAGTGCGCCGACAAGCGTTGCGGTTGCACCCAGCGTTGGACCTGCATTAAGCCCGGCTGTCAGCCCATCAGCGCCTGCTGTCAGTCCCGGGACGGGAGGCATGGGTGGCCCGGGTGGTGTCTTTGGTGATGGCAGCACGCAGCAACCGTTTTACGGGGCAGGTGGCTTTCCGCCATCTGGCACGGGAAGCCAGACTGGAACGCAAGGGCAGAATTATCCCGCTCCGGCACCAGAACGTGGACCGATTCAGCGTTTTCCCAGCATTACGCCTGCTCCAGCTTTCGGTCGCCAGTCATGGGAAAACTGGTTCAACACATATTATCCCGGCTACTTTGCCAAAGGTGGTGGGGTAAATGTTTTGGCTATGGCAAAGAAGGCAAAACAATCATCTTCCGATAACAAGGGCGCTCCCTCTCAAAAAGGTAAAGGTGTAATAGGCCGTGCGCTTATGTTAACATCAAGGAAAGTGTCATAGCCGCGTGGCACCAGTCATTTGTGCGGCACCGGGGACGCCCGGTAAACTCCGGAGAAGGCTATGAGTGAAATGTCCAAGAAAGCCCGTGCGGCGCTGCGAAGCAAAGCCAAAAGCCTTAGCACGGCAAAGGACCAAAAAGTTGATTCTTCTGACTGGTCGCCCGCAGAGCCTCTTAACGCAGGTGTAAAAACTGGCATGCGCCCTGTTAGCCGCCGCGCCTATAAGAAGGGTGGCAAGGTTGTCGGTGCAAAGCCGGTCATGCGCGCTGACAGAATGCCCCGCAAAAAGGGTGGCGAGGTTGAGAGCGAAAAGGCTGAAGCCAAGGAATGGATGAAGGCCAAGATTAACCGCGATGTTAAGGCCGCGAACGAAGAGCGCGAAGGCATCAAGCACGTCGGCGGGCTGAAGAAGGGTGGCCGCGCTACTAAACAGAATGGTGGCCCAAGCGGCTTTAGCACGCAGAAAAACGCGAATGAGGCGGTGTCTGAGGAAGATGCAAAGCGCATGCGTGAAGAGATGGAGCGTCAGCGTCAAAGGGCGCAGCAGGAAGGTGCTGGTGCGCGTAAGGCTGGCGGTCGCACCAAACGCGAAAGCGGTGGCCGGACTTTTTATGGCCCGCAGGAAAATGAAGAGGGGAAGCCTGCTGTTGACCTGTCGAAGCAGAAGGCTATTGCCAAGCGTCAGCAGGAAGATTCAAAGCCTTCGCGGGGCAAGGCAGAGCAGTACAAAAAGGGTGGCCGCGCCAATAAGGCTGCGGGTGGTCCCATGCCGGACGATATGATCGACCCCCGCGCTGCCGCACAGGGCATGATGATGAAAGCAGCCCAGCGCAGCAACGTCCCGGCTAACCGCATGGGCTTCTCCCGTATATCCAAGGGAACTCTTTCCCCAATCCGGGCACTAAAGGATGGCGGAAAGTCTGAGGACAAAAGCCATAAGAAAGAAGAGCGTGCAGCACGGAAATCTGGTGGCCGCGCCAAGGGCAAGACGAACATCAACATCGTCATTGCCGCTGGGAAGCCGCCGGGCATGGATCAGATGATTCCTCCGGGCAACATGCCGCCGTCTGGCATGGGTGATATGGGTGGTCCGGGCGGTATTCCGGTCCCGGTGTCTGCCGCTGGAGGCCCTCCCGGCGGCGCTCCGGCTCCGGCTCCTATGCCTATGCCAATTCCCATGCCAATGCCAATGCCTGCTGGTGGTGGCGGTGGCGGAATGCCCCCAATGCCTCGCAAGCGCGGTGGTCGCACCCTGTCATATAAAGACATGACAGCAGGGGCCGGATCTGGAGAGGGCCGTCTGGAAAAGACGGATATTGCCAAGAGCCAGCGCCCGCAGCGTAGGGCTGGTGGCAAGGCTTACCGGTCATACAAAGATATGGATGCAGGATCAGGCTCTGGGCTTGGGCGTCTTGAGAAGACAGAGATCCAAGCCCATAAATAGTAGTATTGCAGCTTTTTCATGGGGAGCTGCAATTGGAACGGGACGCTGTGAAAATGGCGTCCCGTTTTGTTTAACAAGACGGAGGGGAACATGCAGACCTTGTCAAGCATATATGAACAAGAGCTAAAAAAGCTGGTTGAAGCAGAAATTGCGCGAATAAAAGATGAAATGTCATTTGGCAGGCTACAAACGTACGATGACTATCGCTATGTATGTGGCAAGATAGCAGGTTTGTTAATGACATTTGAACTCATGTCAGATACAAACAGCATCCTAAACGGCGGCAAACGTCCGCATACGTAAGGAAATCCAAATGCCATACATGGTAATGGATCACGATGTTGATCCAAAAAAGAAGTTAAAACAGGAGGTTGGCGACATATCTGAAATTGAAATCTTCAATAACCAAATTTTGATGGCCGTTTACATAAGACCAGAAAAAACCAAAAGTGGCATTGTTTTGCCGGGGCAGACCCGCGAAGAAGACAAATATCAATCAAAAGTCGGCCTTGTTTTGAAGAAAGGACCGGCAGCTTTCATTGATGAAACTGAAGGTTGGTTCAAAGACATAGAGATTAAAGAAGACGATTGGCTGGTTTTCAAACCTTCTGACGGGTGGGGAATCGTTGTTAACGGCGTCATGTGCCGAATGATAGACGACACGCTTGTACGCGGTCGCATCCAACATCCAGACAAAGTGTGGTGAGGCAAAAATGGCCGGTGAAAACGAGAATTTTCAAGTTGAGCTGCCCAAAGATGTCGAATCTGACACAGATCAGCCAATTACAATTCAGAACAGCGAAGACCACAGTCAAGAAAGCATTGACGACGAGTTAGCTGACCTCAAAATTCGGTATGAACAGGAGAAAGCGGCCCGTCAGGACGCCGAAAGCCGCGCTCATGCCGCCATGATGCACGCCGAAAGGGCTAATGCAGAGGTAGATGATACCAATTTGCACCTTGTTAACAGTGCAATTGATACTGTCAAACGAGAGCAGGACATTCTCAAAGCTCATCTCAGGGAGGCTATGTCAGTAGGAGACTACGACAAGGCTGCTGATTTGCAGACCGAAATGTCAACAAATGCCGCCAAACTCCTACAATTGGAGAATGGCAAGGCAAATATGGAAAATCGCCCGGCAAAACAGCCCACCCAGCCAATGGCAAGGACTGCTGACCCGGTCGAAGACTTTGCATCTCGGCTGTCACCTCGTTCTGCCGCATGGATTCGCAAAAATCCGCAGTGCGTAACGGACCAGAGGCTAATGCGGAAGATGATTGCAGCCCATGAACTGGCTCTATCTGATGGCATTCCTCCGGATTCTGATGAGTATTTTGAAACAATTGAAAATACTCTCAAGATTCGGTCTCGCAATGTTGCGTCATCGGAAGATGCGCCTTTGTCTGAAGCGTCAGTGGCTACGCAGCGGCGTGTTGGTTCCGTTCCTCCTGCCGCAGCGCCTGTGGCACGGTCTGGAACTCCCACTGGAACGCACAAACACATTGTCACCCTATCGAGAGAGGAGCGAGAGCATGCGCTTTCGATGGGTATGAAGCCTGAAGAGTATGCAAAAAACAAAATGCAGCTCATCAAAGAAGGCAAAATGACACAACATTGAGGAGTTTAATATGGAAAATGCTGAAGGAAACGCGCCCCGGAGGCGTGGTCGTAGGCCGGGACTTCGCCCAAAAGTGCGTCCTGTAGAATCTGAGGCATCTGCGGAGCCTATGCCGTTTGAGCGTCCGGCTTTGCGTCCGCAAATGCGAGATGATGACCCCAGAGTTCGCGCCGCTCGCCGTGCTGCCGAAATTCGCGGTCATGTTGGCCCGATTGATGATGGAGTCGATGAATTTGCCGCCCCACCGCCGCCGGAAGGATGGGCATACGAGTGGAAACGACACAGTATCGTGAATCAGGAAGACAGGACCCATATGACAAGCCTTCGTCACAAGGGTTGGGAGCCTGTTTCAACCAGCAGGCATCCCGAAATGATGCCGGAAGGTTCTGGGAATGAGCCAATCATGCGAAAAGGCATGATTTTGATGGAGAGGCCAAAGGAAATTTCGGATGAAGTCCGAAATATGAACTTGCGCCGTGCCAGATCACAGGTTCAGGTCAAAGAGAAACAGCTCACGAACTCTCCGGATGGGCAGTTTGAAAGAACGCACCAAGAAGTGCGGCCAAAGATCAACAAATCCTTTCAAGCTATGCCAATCCCGGAAGAATAAGACAAAAAAACATGAAGAGCCGTCATGCAAGGCGGCTCTTTACTTTTGTAATTTAACAAGTATTATTGGTGCTGCATTTGCAATCGAAATGCGGCTCCCCCGGCGTGGAGTTCTTTCACAAACCCCGGTTCTTAGTCGCCCCGGCGCGCGATGATGGACTAATCCTTGAAAGAGGAGGACTCCCGTCATGGCGAATCCAAATGCGCCTTTCGGTTTTTCCCAGTATTCCGGCACGGGTTCCGCTCCGACCTATGAGCAGGTTTCGGTGCAGATCGCCTACAACGCTTCCGCAATTT